TACAGCTAAACTGTGCGATAGTTGCGTTAACGAGCTACGGCGCTTGTTTCCCTTACATTGTTAGGAAAAGTGTGCGTGGCAAAAACGTAACTGAGGAGTTTATTTATGCCGACTAACACAACGACTTATTCTCTGCAAAAACCAACTGTCGGGGGAGATGAGGACGCCTGGGGTGGTTACATTAACACCAACCTAGACACAATTGATGATCTACTAGATGGCACAACGCCAGTAACAGGCATAGACATAAACTCAGGTTCAATTGATGGCACGCCGATTGGCGCAAACTCTGCGAACACTGGTAATTTTAGCACTCTGTCCATAGGTGGCACGGCAATCACTTCAACAGCCGCAGAGCTAAACATTCTTGATGGCGTAACATCTACGGCTACAGAGTTAAATTTGTTAGACGGTGTTACTGCTACAACAACAGAACTTAATTATGTAGACATTACAACTCTAGGCACGTCAGAAGCAAGCAAAGCTGTTACAGCCGATGCAAATGGTGATGTAAACTTAGCAGAGGAATTAAAAGCTAAATCGTATAACGAAACGTATGCAGTCGTTACATCAAGCTCTAACGCCACAACTGTAAACTGTGAAAACGGCAACGCCTTCAGCCATACATTAACTGAAAACACTACGTTTACATTTAGCGGTGAACCTGCAAGTGGCACAGCATTTAGTTTTAGCTTGGAAATCATCCAAGACGCATCAGCATCAGGCTATACAGTGACTTGGCCTACTGAGGTAGATTGGCCTTCAGCTACAGCCCCAACCCTCACTGCAACTGCATCAGCTAAAGATGTGTTTGTGTTCTACACAAGGGATGGCGGTACGAACTGGTACGGATTTACGGCAGGTCAAGCGTTAGGATAAACCAACATGGCAAGTAAAAAGAAATTACTCCAAGCAGCCGCAGGTGCAGCAGGTGGTGGCGCTACTACTGATATTACGGATGTTTTCTCAACATTTTTATATGACGGAACTGGGGCTACGCAGACGATTCAAAACGGAATAAATTTAGGCTCAAGTTTTGGGGGTCAGTCTTACAGCTTTGATGGTTCTGATGATTTACTATTACGCACAAGCGATTTTACAAGTAATACAGACTCTAAGACTTTTACCTTTAGCTGTTGGTATTTTAGTAATTTAGATCAAACTGGTTATTGGTATACCACCTCCAATGGTGCATCAAATAATGGTAGGGTCATTATAGGTAGGGCTAATGGCAACCTACAAGTTATGTGTTATAACAATTCTGGTTCTTTAATTCTTGGTGTAAGTACATCTGCAAATATTCCTTACGGCACTTGGAATCATATCGTTGTAAGTATTGACCTAGCAAATACGTCTAATAGGTACGTTTACATTAATGATAGTGCTTACACTGTAAGTTATAACACATACACAAACGACACTATAGGCTTTAGCAATACCACACACGCTGTATCAGGTAACTCCTATAGCAGTACATCATCAGGGCAAACAAGTCTTGCTCATGTTTTTCTTGATTACACTTATCGTGATCTTTCCGTAGAAAGTAACAGGCGTTTATTTTATAGTTCATCTGGAGAACCTGCTACTGGTCAGGCTTCTTTAAATCCTATTATGTATATGACTTTAACTTCAGAAAGTTCTCCAAATACAAATTCTGGAACAGGCGGTGATTTCACAACTCAAGGTAGTCCGACATATAATTCAAACTTTGGCCCTGATGCAGGAGAAAGTGGCGAAGGTGGTTTGGTTTGGATTAAAGACAGAGATAGTGGCTCTAACTCACATATGCTTTATGACACTGAACGTGGTGCGTATTATGCAATAAAATCAAACACAACAGATGCAAATCAGTTCCGAAGTACAGGTTTGACAGCTTTTAACTCTAATGGTTTTACTTTAGGTTCTTTAGGTGCAGAAAATAGTTCTGGAAACAGTAAAGCCTCTTGGACATTCCGCAAAGCCCCTAAGTTCTTTGATGTTGTTACCTGGACGGGATCGAATTTTGGAGGTGGTAGACAAATCTCTCACAACTTAGGTTCTGTTCCGGGCATAATCATAATTAAAAGAACAAGTGCAGTTTCCGCTTGGTACGTTTGGCATAGAAGTAGACCAAATGCATATACACTTCTTGACCAAACAGATGCTGAGGATACGTCTAATACTAAGTATTACTTTGGAGATGGCACAAATGTAGTTGCGCCTACGTCTACAGAGTTTACCACTCAAACACTGAATGAAAACGGCTTTACCTACGTAGCCTATTTATTCGCACACAACGACAGTGGTGACGGTGAGTTCGGCCCTAATGCTGACCAAGATGTTGTCAAATGTGGGAGTTATACTGGAACAGGGTCAAGTCAACTTACTGTTGATCTTGGATTTGAACCACAGTGGTTATTGGTGAAACGTACAGATACAGCGAAAGACTGGATTTTACACGACACAATGCGTGGGTTTGGTGCAAGCGGTAATTTCACTTCGTGGTTGGAGCCTAATACTTCAGACGCTGAAGCAACAGCAACCGCAGATTGGCTTGAGGTGACGCCAACTGGGTTTTCTTCTACTAGCACCCAGTCCAGAGTAAACGCCTCTGGTGGCACCTATATCTACATGGCAATCAGACGTGGCCCACTCGCTCCACCTGAGAGTGCGACTGAGGTGTTTGAGCCTGTTGCTTACACTGGAGACGGTACTACTGGAAGGGTAATTGGAAGTATTGATAGAGCAGACCTTGTTATTGCGGCTGATCGTGACAACGATAGTTCTCTTTCAGGCTATGGAACAATTGTTTATGATAGGCTTAGAGGAGAAGACCTTTCTTTACAAACAAATAGTACCAGTGTCGAAGTAGTTGGTTGGGCAGATGCCTACTTCAATCTAGACCAAAGTGGTGGATGGAGAACTGGAGATACAAGCGGAGGTATTAATTACTTTAACAAAAGCAGCAGCGACTATATCTCATGGGCTTGGAAGCGTGCACCTGGCTATTTCGATGTGGTTGCTTACACAGGTACAGGAAGCAATAGAACTATAGCCCATAACCTTGGTGTTGCGCCTGAGATGATGTGGTTAAAGGAACGAAGCGGAACATTTGATTGGAACGTTTACCATAAAGATTTAGGTGGCGCTGATAAATATTTACATTTAAATGCTACGGATGCTGTTATGACAGCAACTAATAGATTTAACAATACTAACCCAACAGCAAGTGTTTTTTCTCTTGGTACATCTAGTGCTCTTAATGATTCTGGCGCAACTCACATAGCCTACCTTTTCGCTACCGTAGCAGGTGTATCCAAGGTGGGAAGCTATACTGGAACAGGAAGTGACATTAATATTGATTGCGGTTTTAGTAATGGTGCACGATTTGTTCTTATTAAAAATGTAAATGCAGCAGAACAGTGGTTTGTATTCGATAGTCAAAGAGGCATATCTACTTCGACTAGTGATCCATTTCTTTATTTAAGCATAACAAATGCTGAAAACCCTAACAATGATATAGACATAGACCCACTTAGCTCAGGTTTTAAAGTTGCAAGTGGCGGTACACAAATAAATGGTAATGGTAATACCCACATTTTCTACGCAATCGCATAATCAAACTCATATGAAAGGATCAATCTAATGGGTGAATTTAGAGAAAGAACAACAGGCGAAGTTAAAACGCAAGGGCAATGGAGAGCAGACTTTGCTCATATGTCATTGCCTAGAGTGTGGAAAGCAGCAACGCTAGACGCACTAAACCTAGACGCAGTACTCGCAAGCCCTGCGGCTACAACAAGAGCATATGAGATAAGTGTGCGTGATGGTGTCGAGCAAGACAGTAAAGGCAACTGGGTTGAGAAGTATGTAGCTAGAGATATGTTTGCTGATACGACTGATGAGGATGGTGTAACCACTACCAAAGCAGAACATGAGGCTGCATATCAGGCAACGCTAGACGCTAACACCGCAACTGCAAACAGAGCCACCAGAGATGCCAAGCTTGCAGAGACAGATTTTTACGCACTCTCTGACGTTACCATGTCGAGCGAGATGCAGAGTTATCGACAGGCGTTGCGCGATATTACTTCCCACAGCAATTGGCCGAACTTAGAAGATGCAGACTGGCCTACCTCGCCGTAAATGTACAACTACCAGATATTATGTTAATTTATAGTTGTGGCAATCTTGTGAGGCGCGAATGGCACTTGTAGACTTAAAAATCCCTCCAGGCGTTTATCGAAATGGGACAGATCTACAAGGCGAAGGTCGATGGCGCGACGTTAACCTAGTGCGTTGGCATGATGGCTTGATGCGACCTGTTGGCGGTTGGCGAACCAAGTCTGCGACGGCTGGAGCAAGCAAACTCAGAGGCATGCTGTCCTGGACTGACAACAGCGCAAACCGATACATAGCCGCCGGGAGCTACAACAAGCTTTACGCTTACACAAGCAACGGCACGCAGTACGACATTACTCCGGGGAGTTTAAGCGCGGGTCGAGAGGATGCGGCGGCGTTTACTGCGTATGGTAGCGGTTTCTACGGCACCCTCGCCTATGGCGTAGCGAGACAAGACACCACAAACATACTGCCTGCAACGGTTTGGCACTTGCAGCCGTGGGGTGAGCGGTTGCTGGCGCAAAACCGGGACGACGGAAAAATCTACGAGTGGTCTTTAAACACTGGCACCCCGGCAGCTTTACTTAGCAACGCCCCAACGAATAACGAAGCTATCGTGGTAACTGAGGAGCGTTTTGTTTTCGCTCTCGGCGCTGGTGGCAATCCCCGAAAAGTGCAGTGGTCTGACCGGGAGGATAATAACACCTGGACGGCAGCCGCGACAAACGAAGCCGGAGACTTAGAGTTAGCCACAACCGGGACCATTATGGCTGGCGTAAATGTTCGCGGCGGCACTCTAATACTAACGAGTAGAGATAGCCATTTCGCCGTCTATCAGGGCCCCCCGTATGTGTATGGCATAGAAAAAGTTGGCACGGCTTGCGGCCTGGCGGCTGCGTTGGCTTGCGTTGCCGTTGACCAGGGCGCCGTGTGGATGGGCGTGAATTCTTTCTTTGCCTACAATGGCAGCTCAGTGAGCGAGCTAAATAGCGAAGTGAGCGACTACGTTTTCAATGATATAAACAAAGCGCAAATCTCCAAAGTGTTTGGCGTGTCTAACAGCCTTTATAACGAGGTCTGGTGGTTCTATCCCAGCTCAGGCTCAACGGAAAATGACCGATACGTCGTGTACAACTACTCCGAAAATACCTGGTACATTGGAGAGCTAGATAGAACGGCTGGCGTGGATCGCGGCGCGTTCCGGCAACCCATGCTGGCCGACGCGAGCGACAGACACATTTATGAGCATGAGGTGGGATTTGACTACGGCACCTTGACGCCGTTCGCTGAGACTGGACCGTTTCGCATAGGCACTGGCGATAACGTTATTAGCGTAACTGAGTTAATCCCAGATGAGAAAAACCAAGGCGACGTGAACGCCACGTTTAAGTCAAGGTTTTATCCCAACGGCACCGAAAGGTCTTACGGCCCCTACTCGCTCACCAACCCCACCAGCGTCAGATTTACTGGCAGACAGTTGCGGATGCGTGTGGAGGGCCAAACATTGGCTGATTGGCGCGTGGGTATTAACAGAGTTGACGCGGTTGCCGGAGGTCGTCGATGACGCAATACGCAGCCCCGGAACCCTACGGCGGAGACTGGAAAGACTGGGCACGACGATTAAACGTGTTTCTCAATCGCACGCAGTCAGCCCTGGTACAGCAAACTGGCGGGGAAACCGCAACCGAGGACGGTTACCTGATGTTTGATCGTAGCACGGTCAAGCCAGTCATCAGTCAATCCGGCGCTTACAAGGAAGTCGTCGTTAAGCAATCCGTTCCAGCTAGTAGCGTCGGCGCATCGGGTGATACCGCCGGGC